CAAAGAATTCATTTTTATAAGTATGTGCCATTACTCAACGCTTTCTTTAAAACCATTACTTAAATGTTGCCAAAATTCATCTAATGGATTGTGTTCACAGTTTGCACATTTGCAAGTAACACACACACCACCATTACTACAATGACATTCATGCTCACAATTTCTACATTGCTCTACGCTAGAAACCATGCTACTACCTCTTGGTTTTCATCATTATGATATCGTACTAATTGATTTCCAATATCTTCTAACACTAATTGAAAGTTAGCTTGGTTATCTAAATCTTGATAGATATATTCTAAATCTCTAATGCTTGTCATTAACCTCTTGCTCCTGATGCTCCACCTCTATTTGCACCAGCCGCTACACTACCACCTGGAGCATTTCTATCTCCTATACCACCTCTGTTATCACGACCACCTCTAGCTGTTGGCCCTGTACTTCCTACAGCTCCTGATCCAGTTCCTTCAACCGCATCTGTGGTTGCAGGGTTTTGAGTATCAAATGCTGCATCTCGAAATTGCATTGCTGTTTCTACGCCATAATTATCTTGAACTCTTTTCATTAAATCAAATGTAGTTGCTGGATTCAAAGCATTACTTAATAAACCACTTGGCGTATATTTTAAGGCATTATTCATAAAACTATTAAATTTATAATCTAATGATGTAGGATCTAATTTTGTTACAGTTCCATCTTCGTTAATTCTAAGTCCTGTGTTACCTAGAAATTCTGTAGATACTCCTGGCCTCATACTATTACGACCACCACCTTGTCTACCTGTCATAGCATTAGACATTAGTCCTGGTATAACTTCATTAGTTGCAGATTCACCAAACGGTGCTGGAGTATAAGTTCCAAAAGATGTAGGTATATTACCATCAGTAGATGTTGTTTCACCTAATTGTAAATCTGGCATCATAAATTGTCCAGTCATTGGATCAAAATAATTTTGTGGCACACCTTGTATTGATGGTGGTGCTGTTTCCGCACCCATAGTATAAGTTGCAAAAGGATTAGTTGCAGGTATCATGTCTTGTAGTCTTGTTGATGAAAGTTTTAGTTGTTCCAAATATGGAGTGTCCATTAGTAAAGTCATTATCTATATCCTTCTTTGATTGCTTCTACGTCAAGGCCTTGTGCATCCGACCACGTTGTTGATGCAGGTACCTGTAAGTTAAATTTAAAATATCTAGCACTTTTATGAAACGGTATAGTTCCTGTAGCGTGCATACTAGTTTGACCAGATGTTGATGCAGTATCTGATACTCTGTTCCTAAATGTTACAGATCCTGTTGCATTATCTGTATCTATAATTGGTCGCACATGAGTTAGTAAAGACCTACTCTGTGGGAATATTTCTGTTTCTCCAGTGCCAAGTTCACATGCTAATGTATTACCATTAAACTGTCCAAGAAAGTGTGAACTATTAAATACACCAAAACTTGGTAAGCCACCTGAAAATCCTGCATCATCAAAAGATACATTAATTGAATCTATGTTGTCTGTACCAGCAGAAGGAAAGTCATCTAATTGTTCTAAAGTTTTACCTTCAGATAGGTTTTGAAACATTAATTCGTGATCTATTTCAACAATAGACCATCTACCTGTTTCATAATGAAAGACTAATATTTTATCATTTTGCGTATTAGCAGTAAGTCCAGTACGAGATGGATAAGACCAACACACTAATTTGTTTTCTTGATCTACTGATGCTCTTACTCTTTCTCTTAAATCTCTTTTAAGATCACCTTGAAAGAAGCGGTCTACTTTACCATTACCAATAGGTTTAGATGTATTGCCATCAGTAACATAGAAACCATCTTCAGATAAGAAGTAAACCATATTACCAACTTTAATTACATTCTTGCCTTGTACTGCACCTCTGTTATCTTCAATACGTCTGAAAGAAAATATAACATTACCACCTCTAAAATCCATTCTGGTAATTCTATTCTCTTGAAATATTAAACCATACTGTCCACCAACAACACCTGTGATAACGCCACCTTCAGGTAAGGTTTCTGAGTCTGCTTGGTTGATACCAGTTGTCCATGATGTAGCATTGTTAAAACTAGACCATTGTACTTTGTTTTGTGCAGTTGTTTGAAAGCCAGTAACGACAAAATTATTTACAACCGCAGCATGTCTAAATGTTGGTGGTGACCCACTAAGTGCAGCAAAGTCAGACGATGTACCCATAGTCCACGCTTGCGGAGCTTGCGTGCCATTAAAAGCAATTACTGTTTCACCAAACTTTATAAAATCCCAATAATTATTACTTGTGGTACTGAATGTAGTGCCACCACTTTCATCAACAAATAAGTTAGCAGTTTTTTTGTATAACTTAGTGGCATCACCTGCAAATATAAACACGTTACCACTATCATCTTTAAATGTAGCAGCTCCTTGGCATCTTGCAGTTAAAGCATTACCACTAGATGTTTGAATACTTTTCCAAGGTCGGTAACTGTTTACCGCAGGGTATACGTTTTTAGCTTCGGTTGCACCAGGATTCAAATGATCTGGTAAGTCTGGTAGCCATTCTGCAAAAGGTACTTGCATTATTTTACGTTATCTAAATTGTTAATGTTAATATCGCTTCTTTGTATTAGCGGAGTTCCATTATATTTGTCTTTTTCATCAGCCATTTCAACTTGTTGTAAAGCTGACTCATATTGTGCTTTAAACTGTTGAATTGTTGTTGGATCCATACCTCTAATAAAAGTTGAAGCAAAATATAAAGCTCCATACAAATATACGTCAGGATGATTAGTTAGCATTGCATTAGTCGCAGTTGAATCACTAAGACTATCAAATGCTTTGTAAAAAACTAAATTAGCAGTATATGCTGTATCGGGAGCAGGACTAAATCTAAAACTTGTTCCTTCTATGGAATAGGCTCTAGGTATACCAGATTGTGAACCACCAGCAGTAGAATGTTGATGATGTGGAGTAAGTAAAGTTAAAGGTTCTTTGCCACCACTAGTGTTTATAAAAAAACTACGAACTTGTAGAAAGCCTGTTGGCAACGATTCGGTTTCTGAATCTACTGTAAATGATGTGTCTACAGTTTCCATATTTCTAACTCTTAATCTACGATTAAAGTCTGCTTCTGTTAAATCTATAAAATCATCAATCTCGGTATTTAAATCATCACGTGCTAAAAAGTTAGCAATACTAGTTTTTAAATTACTGTAATTATCTAAAGCCATTATAGTTTTTTCTCTCCTACTCTAAAATTTGCAAACTCACTACTATTTACTATACGTTTAATAAGATCACCTTGTATGTTTTTATCTAACTTATGATAGTTAGAATGACCAAATAGTTCTTTCGTTTTTATTTGTAACGCAATTAATGGTATCTGTGCAATACGTTGAAATTCACCACGCTGTTCATTAGCTCTATGATTACGAGCTATTTTATTATCGTCTAAAATTTTAGTAGTATCTTGAGATTTCTTTACGACAAGTTTTCTTGTTGCTTTATCAATGTGAATAGCTTGATTCTTATCGTAAATATTTTCCATTACCACTCTTTAGATTTAGAAACTGTTGCTGGATTTTTTAGATTAGCTATTTGTATATCTAGATTTGCTTTCATTTCATCTTCAGTTTTATCACCACTGTCGATGACACAAGCAATACAATTCTCTTTAGTCATTGAATCAAAGTCCATGTCAGCACCATCACAAGACCCATAAGATCTTGCACTATGCTCACCATCAACTGCGTTTAGTGACCAGTGAATTGTTTTTACTTTATCGTCTGCGTCTGTTTCAAAGTTTGGAAATGTCCATGTATATTCTGTTGCCATTTGTTTTTCTCCTTGTTGTTAATTATTTTCTAGGATCGTTTATTGTAAACATTTTATCTTCTATGCATCTGCTACGTTTGATAATTCGCTGTTTGTTTTCAAATCAGCATAAGCTAATTTAACAGGATTATCAGAAGCGTTAAGGCTGTAGTCAATCTTAAAATGATCTACGTGTCTGTTAGATATACGCATAGATTGTTCGGTCTTTTCATCATCACGAGTTGCTTTATCTTTATAGATTTCAACATCATAGACTAGTTTCCAGTCACTACCTATTTTTTTTACGTATGTAGACGTCACTCTAACGTATACATCTGTTAATGCTACGCCATCGTGAGTTGTCATATTTGCTGTTATTGCCATTTGTTCTCCTTAGTTTAATAATTTAATTTCGTTTTGTTCTAGTATCTCATTGGCTTTTTTTTCACCAACTGCTGCTTTAGCAAGTTCATACATTGCGTTAGCAAGTCTTTCAGTCTTTTCATATTGTTGCCAAATAGCACCATTGTGTAGTCGTTGCATACCAGTTATATTTACCATTGATGTAACATTACCTTCATTATCAGTACCGATAAGTTTTGCTTTTTGTAAATCATCTTTATTATATTGTACAAATTTATCAAACTTAGAATTGATAACGCCTTGCATATGGTTTAAATCAAATGCTCTAACTAGTTGAGCATCATCATAAGCATCGTAAGTACCAACAGTTGCTGTCCCGTCACTAAATAATTCACCATCACCTTTAACAATAAAACGAGTGTCACTATTCATTCTAACAGCAAATAAATTATCATCAGCACCAAAATCTTGAATGGTTGTTCCATTTCTTAAAGCTGTGTTGACCATAACTGCGGCTTCACTTCCAACTGCTTCCGAAGTAGTGGCAGATGTAATAAAGCCTGCAAGATTTAATCCTGGACTACCTGATTCACTAAAACCAGTTATGCCTAAACCGCCCTCACCAACATTAAATTTTTGAAAAGCAGCATAAGTATCTGTTTCAGCTTTACCAGTCATACCGTGATTAACATCAGAAGATTTAAAAGTCATAATGGCACTATCAATTGCACCTTGTTGTAAACATAATCCACCAGAACCTGGATCAGGATTATCTTCTCCGCCTGTTGAAATTTGACCGCCACTTAGTATTCTAAACTTTTCAGACGTGTTTGTGCTAAATGTCATAGTATTAGAGCCGTGGTCGTAAATTAGTTTACCTACATCTGCATCTGAAACATCACCAAAAGCAATAGTATTAGGTTCACCGTTGTTTGATAATATAGATAAACCTCCTCTAGTACCTTGAACGACTAATTCATCTGCATCACTATTTAGAGTTCCTGTACTTCCACCACTAACGATGTGTAAATTACTTGATGGACTTGAAGTCCCGATTCCTACTTTATCATTACCACCATCAACAAACAACATGTGAGTATTACCATTAGATTCTACTCGGAAGTCGTGGTCAATACTTGCGTCATTTATAACTGTTTCAGGTCCTTTAAAACTAGCAACCATATTTAATGAGCCACCGTTCATAATTTTTATATCTATTTGACCATCTTCAGTGCCATCAGATACATCATTAACAACCGTTCTCATTTGTGAGTATATTACATCTTGTGAGTTATCATTACGACCTTCAAACTCAACTACACCAATAGTATCAGCATCTGCTGGTGAACTAGAGTTTCTATACATTCTTAAATTAGGTCCACTGTTAGCATCAGCATCTGTTGTTAATAATGTTAAGTTATCACTATTACCAGTTTGCAAAAAAGTAACACCACCTTGTACTCCGAAAGACGCACCATCAAGATTACCTGCAGAATTGTCGGTATTAACAAAAACACCATTATTACCACCATCGACAAATAGCATATGAGTTGCACCATTAGATTCTACTCTAAAGTCTAGATTTGCTGAGCCTTCATTGAATACAGTTTCAGTTGGAGTCAATTCCATTCTACTAGTTGCAGCAGTACCAGCAACCATTGTATTAATATAAAATCTGCCATCTTCACTACCATTTGAAGCATCGACTATTTGAACATTCATTTCAGCAAAAGTAGTTAACTCTGTAGCATCATTATAACCACGGTGAAGAATAGCTGATAAAAAATCAGCATCTGCTCCAGCTTCTCCAGGATTACGAATAAAATCTAATCTTGGACCAGAATTAGCATCTGTGTCAGTAGATGTTAAGGTAAGTTGAGCTGTGTTATCAGAAGTAGTGATTGTAGTTGTACCATTAGATGCAATATTAAATTTTTCAGTGCCAGAAATTTTAACTTTAAAATCTAAAGCAATTATTTCTAAATTATCGTATGAACTGTCGTTTCTGTTAAATGCTTGTATCTGTGACACACCAGATGATGCTCCTGTAAAGAACTCTATTTGTTCTGCACCACCATTGGATAGGTTAAGAACTCCTTGTGTATTTACACTAGAACCAAAGTTACCATTTGTTGCTGTTATTTGATTATTAAACGTTGCATGTCCTGCCGCAGACATATCAAGGGTGAGGGCAGTGATTGAAGAACCATCATCATTGCCTTGAAATATTATGTCTTGGTTTAAAGTGCCATTTTTAATGTAAAAATGAGAGTTATCATTGAAGATAACAGAATCGTCATCATTACCAAATCTAACTCCTCTATTGTCATTAATACCTATATCATTATTAAAGTTAGCCCTACCTGCATTAGACATATCAAGGGTAAGGGCTGTGACTTCAGACCCACCATCATTGCCTTTAAATATCATATCTTTATTTGATATTTCTGATTTTAAAGTAAGGTGTTCAGAAGCCATACTTATAAAACCAACTTGTGTTCCAGAATCTTTTAACTTTATTTCATTACCACCAGCGTCAAGAATAATATCACCACCAATATCTAATGTTAAATCACCACTATCTGAAATAGTAGAACCATCAATAGTTATATCATCAACAGTTAATCCATCAGCAGTTAAAGACCCATTTATGTTACCACCAGTGGGTGTGGTTTGGATTCTACTTGTTCCGTCATAGTACAATGCTGTACTTCCGTCTTGTTGTCCGTAAAATAAATTTACTCCATCTTGACCTTGTATTCTAACTTCATTATTAGCTTTGATGTATAAATCACCTGTACCTACTTCATCAATATAAGAGTTAGAACCATCATGATAAATTTCTAAATCATTACCTGTACCAAACTTAGCTTTGTCGTTATCAGCAAAAAGAATATCATTACCATTAGATGCTAAGTCTCCACCTAGTTGTGGTGAAGTATCATCAACAACTTCTGAAGATGTAGATAAATTAGATATAGTTATCTTTTTAGTTACTCCAGCACTAGTGTCAACAATAGCTAATACATCATCACTTGCTGGTGTTGTTAATGCGGTTAATTCACTAATCTTACTATCAGCCATTTCTTACTCTCTTTCTTAAAATTTTTGTTCTTTGTTTGTTCTTGGTTTTTTGTTGAGAAGATTTTTCTTTCTCTTTTAATATATTTACCAGTTCATTAAATATCATCACGTAGGTATTGGTGTACCACTAAATACAGTGCCGACAGCCTGTTCTAGTCGCAGGTTAGATCCTTCTTCCATTAATAAATAAGTTGAGTTTTCTAATTGTAAGACTTCATTAGGTACATCTGTCCTACGATCACGATAACGATCTTGTCCACGAATAGAAAATTTTTGCATTTATTGTGTTAATTCAGTTACTCTAGCAGTGCCAGTAACAGATCCTACTCTTAGAAATGCTGCTTTAGTACCTGGAGCAACTCTAAAATATTCAGGTGTATATGCAGGTATAATTAAACTTGATGATGATGCAGTTGGTGCAGCACCAAACTCTACATAAGCATCTACTGTGCATACAATTCTAACTTCTCTAGTTTCACTTAGAAAAGCTGTACTGTTAACAGCTGAAGAATCAGCTACAGCTACTGTGTGATTTGTGCCTACTTTAAAAGTAGTTGGGCTTTTTGTTGTTGTCATAGTTACTCCGTTAATTCTGAAATATATAATGAGCCATCACTTGATGCTCGAATAGCAGATATAATTTGACCTGGTGCAACTTTAAATATCTCATAGTCTTTTGCAGCCAAAGGTGTTGC